CAATATCAGTGTCAAAGTGTTCTGAAAGTTTCATGATTCCACCTATCTAAACGCAATCGCCGCAATAATTCCAAGCAATCCAAGCCCACCAGTTATCAGTACCCACCAAACAAATTTTAGCTGATCCCGTGGGCATGATGCCTGCTGATGTGCTATCTTCGCAAGCTGCCCTGAGTTGGGATCTACCAGAGCATCATATTTTCGCCACAATATTTGCTGTTGAGTATCCAGGTATTTAATTTTCTCGTCCTGCACCGCTATTTTGCTCAGAGTGTCCGCAATGTCCTTCAGGGTTTCGCCGTGGTCGTCCAGTTTCGATTCGATGTTTTTCAACCGGTTGTTGTCGTCAGTCAATTCAATTTCTCCCTTGCTTTCGGGGTTCCATTCCGATAACTCCCATTTCAGACTCCTAATCTGGTTGTTAAAGGTTATGGGGTTTAGGCTCGCTCGTTTCGTGGTGGATTCGGGCGGGCCGCTTCTTCATTATTGCATAAAATTTAACAACATTCTTGCCCCGCCAACGCCGCCACCTATGTATGGATAGTCAGCAGGGGCTTCAAAAGTGTTGTTGCTAACGGTATTAGGAATGGAATACGTTACAAACGTTCCACTATCAGTATACGCAACGTTATCAATAACGGTATTATAATAGCAATTGTATGCACCCACAGCATTTTGAACGTAAATAAGCCCCAAAGAGTGTGGTAAATTCCCACCTGGGCCGTTATAAAAAGTATTGTTTTGCACAGTATTATAGCTTGCTTTATTATCTATATATATCCCGGCAACCTTATCTTGCGAACCCCAATATTCTATCCTGTTGTATTCGACAACATTCCCGCCCGCGTTCCCGTCCACATTATCAACTAAATATAAACAACCGCCATCCGTGTATAGGTTCATGCTATGGTTAATTACATTATACGAAATTTCCGAATCCGTTGAATACACTAAAAATATTCCAGAAGATAGGGAGTAGTAGATATAGTTATAGTTAAAATTGCCGCTCGCATTTTCACCGAAAATTCCACAGGCAGTACCATTGAAATAATTTGAATCGCCTGTCGAGCTAATCGCGTTATAATTAAATTCTCCATTACAAGTGGCCAGCCAGATTCCTTGCCCATTCACTGTGTTTGCTATGCTGTTGTGGATAACCTCCACACCGTCAATCTCTTCACGATCTAAAAATGCAAAATACGGAGAATCACCCCACACGGCAATAGCGCCAGCCTGGATTAGGTGAGTCGAAGACCATACCGTGTTGATTGAATTGTTTTTAACCGAACAGTCCGGGGATTGGTATAAAAGAATGGCTGAATCGTTTGTGTTCCTGATGGTATATTTTTGAACTGTTATACCAGAACAATCACTTATAAATATACCGCATCCGCCGCCTGAATATTGCCATGTATGCGCGTCAGGATCGGCGGAATACACATAAAAATATCCATTAATCGCATCATACGCCCACTGACCCTCTGACGCGAGTTGATTATAATTTCCGATAATATATGACTCTCCTTCAGATGTTCCGATTAAAGAAGAGTAGCTGGTATTTCCAAAAGTAACCACGTTGCCGGTGCTCGCCGTGATGCGGGATGCTTCCCACCGGTAGCCCGCAGTTTGAATAGTGATAACCGAACCCACCCAATAATTGTCAGCATGGCCCCCGTAGTCGGTATTCGTCAGTGTCGTGCCATTAAATGCACTATAATTTGCAACTGTACCATCCGTGATAACCGGATAGGTTTTAAGGCCATCCACCCAGGCCATGTGAACATCATAAAAGAAGTTGCATATAGCCCATTCTGAGCCAGTCCATTCTAACGCCCGGCCTCCTGCTGGGCCAATGCTTGTACCGCCATAAATATTTTTATTTACAAACCATTTTTCACCAACTGACGGAGATGCTGGAGCAGTTGTTTGCATATAATCGCAATCATTCCCAGCAACCGCAACTCTATAAATATTGCCGGATACGTTTGTCCAATCGGCATTATCAATAGTCACTGCGCCATCAATTAAACTTTGGCTTCCATCAATAATCAATGGCGCGGATGGATTGAATTCTTTATCCTCTATTTGAAATGCTTCATTGGAGAAATCCATTATTGTATCGCCTGAGTAGATGTTAGCCCAATCGACGCTTGTCCATCCAGGCCATGCATCCGCCGCACTCGTTCCGTCTTCTACGCCATAAGTGCCCCCGGAGTTACCAACATACCACGTTTGCGGGGTATAGGATACTGCTGTGTAGTCTGCATAGGTTGATGTATCCACCTGGTTCGTGTAAGCTGCCTTGTTCCAAGCGGCGGAGCGGGTAGTTGTCGAAATTGAAAATTCGTCGATTGAGCCAGCAAAATAGTTGTCTGACCCGGTATATGCCGCCCCTATACCACAAGCTCCCCCTATGTTCTTCGATGCGTATGTTTGATCTGTACCAATTTGGACATTATCTTGATATAAAGATGATAAACTTGTTCCGGCATTAAAGTTAAACACAAAATAATGCCATGCCTCGTCTGTCGGAGCATCTCCATAAACACGCCAAGTTCCATCGTATGATTCAAGCTTTCCTGAAGTACCCCCGAACCATGCAGCTTCTAATCTTCCTGTTCGGGAATCAAATAAAATATCGTATGTAGATGCATAACTCGCGCTCTTCGCCCACATGGAAATTGTATAGCTTCCAGAGGTTGAAGCAAGCGACCCCACTCCCACATAATCGCTTGAAAAGGTCTGACAATCACCAATCTTGCCGGTCGCCACCGCTGGATTGCCCGCAGAAGTCTTTGAACAGGTAAGCCCCCCGGATGTTGAATCAAGAACAGTGGACGTGGTTAAATCGTGCATGTGCGATGCAAAAAGAGTATTTCCATCATACCAGACTCTTTGACTGCCCCAAACGGTGTCGTCGGCATCTGGGTAAGTTGCTGTTGGATTATGCCCCCAAATATGGATTCTTGTATATGTGCTGTTTTCACCATCACCAGCAGTGAGATAAGAAGGAATCCTTACCCATATTTCGGAATTACATTCTGTTGGTGTTGATCTTTGCGGGATGTCCATAGCAAGCGGTAACGTGCCGGAGGAATCAGACGTAAATCTTAAATCTTCAAAATCAACCTGCAATCCTGAAAGAATACCAGATGGCAGTGCAGAAAGGCATACTGGAAAATTTGTTAAATTAGCGTCTGGTGCTGGCAGATCAACATAGCCAAGATAGTCATAGCCGGATGATGATAATGCAGTCACTGGCGTTACGGTAAAGCTGGCTGTTACCGATATATTGCTTGTCACGTTCGTTATAGTTAGTGGGTTTGTTGTGCCATAACTGCCAGACCATGCCGAAAAACTATACCCTGTATCCCCGGTTGCTGTGACAGCAGAGCAATCTTCTCCGCTAAAAAGATATTGAGTAGTTGTTCCAGACAACGAGCCTTGAACACCAGCAGAAAATGTAACTGCATAAACATCGCTCGTCCATGTCCCAAAGGTTGTCGGGGCGTTTTGGCAAGCGTATGATGACGCCAACCAGTCGGAAGATCGCTCCACTGTTGAAATAGAAAACTCGTCCAGATATCCTTGATAATTATATCCCGTAGTCGTGGAATAAACTTTGCCTATTTTTGCAGTGCCGCCTATGTCTGTCCCCGTGTATGCCTGTGTCGTCCCGTTCTGCACTCCATCAACAAAACAAGCAACTTCGGAATTTGCAGAATCAAAAGTGAATGCAAGAAAGTGCCATGAGCCATCATCCGGAGCATCACCAAAAACTTTTACTGTACTGCCATAACAAACGCCCAACTTTCCAAATGTGGAGCTGTTCCAATGAATTATAAATCGCCCAGTCTGGCAATCAAAAATATATAGATAAGTTGAAGTTGCCGATGATTTTACCCACATTGTCCATGTGTAAGTTTTAGCCGTTGAAGATAAACTTCCTGGTGTGATATATTGTGTTGTTCCGGCGAAATTTTGTGCCTTCCCCAATTTCCCGGTAACTTCGGCAGGTGTATTCGCTCCGAGTTTTGTACCATCGTAATCATTGGTTGTCGAATCAGTAACGGATGATGTAGTTGCGTCTTTCATGTGATAATTCAAAAGCGTGCTTGAATCCCAAACGCCCTCACTTCCCCAAGTTACATCATCAACTGCTGGTTGTGTAGCTTCAGAATTATTTCCCCAAATAAAAATACGAGTGTACGTTCCATTATAACCATTTCCAGAAGTTGAATAAGACCCAACTTTTATCCAAATTTCAGCATTAGCCGTTGTTTGTGATGTTCTATCTGGTATTTCATAATGGCATGGAGAGGTCCCATCGTCTTCTAAGGTCGGCCTGAAATCCTCAAAGTCTGCTTGTAACTTCGTCAGCATCGTTGAAGGCATCCCAGCTATAACAACCGGAAAATCTGTCAGTGTGGCTGAAGGCGCGGGTAAATCAACATGTCCGATAATATTCCATCCGTCTGGAAAAGCAGCAGATACAATAGATGGAATAAGTAAAAAAGATAGAATACAAATTAATTTTTTCATTATAAACCACCGTCCGTCCAAGTTCCCTGAATTGTGTAAACAATCCAAACCCAGTTGCTTGAAGCGTCCTCTTTTGACATAAACATAACAGAATCCTGGAAAATAGCCGCAGCACCATTATTTACAATCATGTGATTTGCATCAAACTCAGTCCCGTTCAGATAAAAATTCTCATCGGTTGCGGGTTCGATATACCAAGTGTAGGCTGGCGTTGTTATGATAAATTGAACAAACATTGTTTCTGACGGGCAAGCTGGCATCGTAGTTGTGATTGATCCAGATTGACCTGAATTATCAATGATCGTGTTTCCTGTGATTGATGGGGATGTGCTTGATGTAACAGTTAAATTTGTTATTGAATTTCCCCCGACAATATCATCCAGCAAATCAAGGCATTTCTGCACCGTGTCTGATGTGCTGTCGTTTGCCAGATGACCGTTGAAAGCTGTTGTTGTGACCGGGACTTCTGAGGCAAGCTGATCGTCTGTTCCTGTGCCATCACCTGTCCCGGTAATGGTCAGCGTATTCCCAGCAACCGCCGTTGCAACGGTTCCAGCCCCGGCGACTGTGATCGCAAGCCCAGACGTGCTGGCCGCATTGTCACCGGTTATGGTGTTTATTTCATTTGTCGTTGAGCCGTCAACCTCGGAATATAACGGAGGCGTAGCAAGCAGCCAAGCCGCAAACCCCGGGTCTGTCTCGTCTGCTGTCTCAAACGGGTCAAAAGTTGATAACCATGTGGTAAAATCAGGATCAGTCTCAGATTCAAGGTATCCGTTATCATCAGCATAAGCATCAACTTGGGCTTCCGACAGCACCGTGTCATTATCAACGTAGTTCGTCGGGTCAATCGTACCCTGATTTGGCTGAGTCCAATCTAATGCAGAAGTAATTTCTTGCCAAGTCTGATTAATCATGCCATAAAGAGTATCATCGTCTGCTGGCGGTGCATCCATTGTAGCAAGTGTGCCTTGATTCGTGACTACAGCCGCCTGATCAACAATGCCTTCTGTCCCTGCATCCGTGTCGTAATCCTCAACCATCATTGCCCCTGCCGCTTCGGCCGGGGCTGTCGGTGCAAACGAGCCGTCTTCCTGTTGCGCCAAGACATCTCCTGTGCTCCCGCCAGTAACGGTGATTTTGTCCAGCTTTTCTTTATCGTCATTCGTAAACCCGAAGAATGATCCAGGCGTTTCTTCTGATCCGGCAGAAGCATAAGAAGCAAAAAGCAAACTGAGAAATAAAATTACGAATATTTTTTTCATGATTATTGCCCTTCCCATGATCCAGTGGGGTAACATGCGAATACATACATTCCTAAAGCATAATTTGCCCTGATGCTGACTGTTGAATATCTATTCACACCCTTAACGCTAGCATGGCTTGAATTAAGGATTTTATTACTACCAGAGCAAAGCAGAACCACATCTCCAATATTACAAACATCAACTGATAATACCCCGCCATCCAACGCTTCAGTAATCAGGGGTAGCAGGATCGTTCCTTCCGTGAGGAAGTTTGCCTGAAGTGCCGGGCGTTGGAAGTCTGCCGCAACTACAGAATAATCACCATCAATAGCAAGCGGCGGCAGGGCTGAAATCCCCAGAGCCTTTGACAGAACCGCTACGCCTTCATAATCACCTGACATCTCGTAAGATATTTTCAAGTCGATTACCGCTGACACACGCCCTTCAGGATATGTGGTATCATATACTGCGATTTCAACTTCTTCATCCCGCCCTTCGCTGAAAGCGTGAAGTCCAAGATTGATCAGCAGTTCGCCAGAGGTTGCATAAGTTGCCCAATCAAAGATTCCGGCATGTGCCAATAATTCGGAATCAGCATATTCAGCCGCAGCACCCTTACTTGGTGAATACCTGAGAAGCACCTTTGAGATTGTTGCCATTCGTGCGGCAGTGAAAACGCCCCCATCAAAGTCCGTCAACTTGACTTTGAAAGGGCTTCGCTTACTGTAATAGACAATGTTTGTATCCATAATTTACACCTTTTGATCTGGCTGGACCGTTGTTTTTTTAGAGCAACCGGCAAGTTGCGTTTCCAGTTCGATTATCCGGTTCTCAAGTTCTCTAATTTTGGTGTCCTTCGCCATTCCTTCAGACCTTGCCACGATTACGGCCAACGCCTGTTCGCCCAGAACATCTTTTGTGACTTCAAGGTTGATGCTGATCCCCTGCCCTTTCGGTTGCTGTTCCATTATTTCCCCTTTTTCTTTTCATCTAAAATAGTTTTAATGTATGCAGGTGTTGGTGCAATTTCATAAGATTTAGGCGGTTCTGGTATAACATATTTATCTGGTTTAGGTGGCTTATCTTCTTTCGTATCTGCTTCCCAATCCGCAATAGCCTTATCTGCCTCTGCCTTTATTTTAAGCTGATTGGCTTGCCATTCAGAGATTTCAGCATCTTTAATTATCTTGGCTTTAAGCTGCTCACTATCCCAATCTAACGGAGTGTAATCTTGGGTGTAGATAAATTTTTTACCTGATAATTTTTCTATTTCGCTGATTGCACCATACATATCCACATTAATTTTAGTGCCTATGAAATCATTATTGGAATAATATGCCCACGGGCTCTTATACGACTTATCAGGCGTAAACAATTCAAAAGTATGTGGAGAAAGCGTGGTTTCATTACCGGCACTATCGGTACAACGCAATTCGGTATAAGTTGAAGCGAACCCGTATAAATGAGCATAGCCAGATGCAAATATTTTTGTTCTCGGTCCAAATTTTGCATAACCTGGAATTGTGACCGCATCTGCTGTGCCATTCCCTAACTCCGCATTCCCGTTAATGGTTAAATCGGTTACGCCAACCAGTGCTCCATTTGCCGAAATAGCAGTGCAGTATAAAGTTCCTATGCGCTGTGAAGTCCCGCCAATATTCCCCCACAAGAATAAATTATTAAATCTATATGTGGTTGATCCAAGATTCACAGTCGCATTATATGGACGCAGATATGGGGTATTAAGATTTATGTATTGTGATCCAGCTATATACGCATTGCCAGAAGTAAGAAATAAACGAGAGCTGCCCGTTGAATCAGATTGTGATAAATCGCATTGATTGTAGGCTTTGATGTTGACAGTCTGAAACTTGCGGTCGCCAACGCCAGCAACTCGCCCGATAGTTAAATTGCATGCAGTTCCAGCAGATTGCTCATGCCAAAAACAAAGCGTGTCAGTTGTATATTCGCACCCGATGTTTAATTTATAATTCTGCCCCTGCCAAACCAGCCTTGCGGTATCGCTTATCCCTGACAGCATATAAATATCTGCGCCGTTGACTATTTTCAACCCGCCGACAGAATTAATCACAAGACCATTTGCACCAGTGATATTCAGAAAACTTGCGCCACCTGAAAACGTCAGCGATCTGGTAATGGTAACATCTCTTGCCAGCAAGATGTCCGTGGCTACACTTTCATACGTTCCGCCAAAAGACTGCCAATGTGCGGCGTTCCATGATGTCTCGCTATGCCCATCAACCCCGGCAAATATGTAATATGCCCCACCATAACTAATCAGATCACGCCGATATTGATTGTTGTAAAATACCTTCGGCCATGTCCACTGTAATCCAAAATATCCGGTAAACGGATTCCCTGGACCTTGTATTCCATCTGCGCCCGCAGCTCCATCAACCCCATCTGATCCTGGCACCCCTGCGGCTCCATCTGTGACTTTCGTAATCGTCATTTCGCCGTAATACACACCAGATAAGCATCTAACTCGCAAGAAAGTAGCTGTGCCCCATGCGGCATTATCATAGGCTAAAGTATAAGTGGAAGCATCTATCGTGCCTGATAAATTCTGCCAATCTGCTCCATCAAAATACTGCCATAAATACTCAGCCAAACCACCGTACAAGGTTGCCGTAAGATCGCATGATGCAGGAGTCGGAACAGTCTCACCCGCCGCATAATGAAAAGCGGTACAACCAGACACCGTAACGATTTTGGACACAGAATTGAATATGAAATCCGTCCCACCGTCTGTTTCCGGCACGATCTCGGCGGGTGATAGGTCTGAGTATTGCTCAAGGTGATTATAGACCGTCCCTTCGATTACAACGTCAAGGCCGGGCTTAAACTGGATGCTGGTGATAACCACATCTTTAGATGCGCCATAAAGCTTCAGGCCATCAGCGGTGATGTGATACAACGTGATGACCTTCCCGGGGATAATAGTTGCCCTGCTGGTAAGCTTGTCCATCGTTGTTGAAAATGAAACCGTGTATTTCTGGTCGAACTTCTTCTGGAATGCCAGCACCCCGAAAGCCTGTGCTTCGGTATTATCGTACCCATATTTGTATTCAAAAACTTCGCCAGATGGATCATTTACAGTTGTTTGTGATCCATAAAGCCCGACAACCGCTTCACCTGTTAATTCGTCCTGCGGCTCTCCATCCCATGCAAACCTGACCGTGCCACCGTCTGTTTCCGATTTTGTCATCTTTGAAGGTGAAAATGAAAGCTGCTGGACCTTCGATGCGTCAATGGATTCAATTGGAGTCTTTACGAACTCGTTCAGTTTTAAAGTGGCTTCACATGACAAGAAGCAGTCACACTGAGAAAGCAGGGATGAAAGAATCGTTTCCTTTGCTTCTGTTTTCCAGAAACCACCGCCCCATGACACGGAATTGCGAGCAGCATCAAAGGACGTAGTATCTAAGAAACTGATATCAACCCCAAACATCTGAAGCAGTTCTTTTATCCATCTGCCGGGGTAATGCGTGGTTGCTAATGGCCCGGAGAACTGAATTAACGGCTGTTGCATCGTGCCTTTGGGATTGAATACGCCCGGAACAAAGCCAGCTCCCGCAGGGTTCGGCGCAATAACCAATTGACAGCCCTTAACGGCTATTTGCTCGCCTGTTATATTCGACTGAGGGTAAGAGTAAGAGTTATCCCATTCTTCCTGAAAATCGCTGTTTCTGGGCGACCTGACCTTGTTTATTGTGTATGTGCTTCCTGTCTTTCCGAGGCAGTAATAATTAACGCCACCATCAAGGAAAGGCGTGATGGGAATAAACGCAGTGCCTAAAGTAATGGGAACTCGTGCATCCTTATCCTCATATACCTGATCTGACGGATGATTTCCTGCCACAGTTGGGGTGTTCGGGAAATCGCCTTTTAGCTTCCGGGTGATGACATCAGTGCATACGCAATGTATCTTCCCGTTACCCTCAACGGCTGTTTCAATTACAAGATTCCACTGGCGACAAAGAACACCATCAAGAACCTGACCGATCCGGCACTGTTGATCTTGAAAATCTGTTTCAGCAAGAGTGCCGTCCAGATTGGATATATCAAATTCAGCGGTGTTAGGGGCATACAGCTTGCTGACAAGATCCACACGCATAGATACACCCGTGAAGGATTCCGGCAGAATCTTCGCAAGATAAGTTACTGCCCCATACTTAAAACGCTTCGTGGAGTAGAACTTGGTGGAGCCTATGTCAAATGCCCAGGTTTCCTTCATGATGTATAATACGCCTTGTAGCCTATGATCAGCAGGATGATTCTGTCAATACTCGTATATTCACCTAAACGATGTTGGTCTGTTTTAGTGATGTCATCATTCAAAAACTGGACAACATAAGTCTGTCCGTCTTTTGGATTCTCCCAGTAAAAAGAACGCTCACCACCGTTAGCTTTCAAAGGATCCGAAAACAAATCCAGAATCGTAGCAGCATCTTCCTCTGTCAATACTGAAAGAGGAAATTCAACTGTCGGAAATACGTTATCCGCAAGTGAAGCACAAGAAGAACTGCCGTCATCAAATCTGTGCCGAATTTGGTTCTTCGGGACGGTTGTCGGCATCGTATCCTGCGCGTCAATGATTAATGTGTAATCATAATCTGCGACAACATCATCTAAAAAATCGACGATCATGAGTTTGCTGCCCTTTTCACTTGGTACTGAGTTTCTGTGTCTGTTTCAATGGTATTTGCGATAATCTTTTTAAATTCCGACCCGTCTGGAAGATATACTTTCACTGTCACATTGGTTGATCCTCTGCCCGATAAAGCGCCTTTGAGCAGGGACATCGTGTCCTGATTTGAGAAGACTCGTGAGGAATTCGTATTGATCAATTCCATCCCACGCTCACCGACAATAGAAAGTCCTCTCGGATACCCACCAGCAGCAAAGCCATTTGTCCCAAGTACCCCTGCAAGCATCTGATTCATCGTATTTACGCCTGAAACGATTTCAGCAAGGGAAGTATTCGCTGTTGATAATTCGCCCGTTACATCAGCCAATGACGCAGCGGAATCACTACCATACTTTGTCTGCAATGCTTCAACATCAGCAACTATTCGGGCACTCACCTGAGACCAGTTCCCAAAGCCCTTTGCGAAAGTTGCAAAATCCCCAGAAACGAAAGCAGTGAACTTATCAATGTTTCCGGATTCCATTGCCCCTGCATACAATTCATTGTATCGGGCGTTCATCATTTCCTGGGATTGAACCGGAGCAAGTGATCCGCCCTTTAAATCCCAGAGCAGATCGGAAACCTTTTCTTTCAGGGTGTCGTAAAAATCCTTGATCTCGTTATAAGCAGATTCTTTGGCGTTCCTCAGTTCAATGTTCATTGCGGATCCAAGCGTAAATCGATCTTCAGCAGTCCCGCCCAGTTTTGTTAAGGTTTCAAACTGCTCCCGATACCGCTTGTTAATCTGGAACAGAGATTTATCCAGATTTGACATTCCGTCCATTGTGATCACGTCTGAAGCAGATCCGGTAATGCCTTTAATCTGCAATTTGTCAGCGGCTTTCTGAAGATCATCTGCGGCCTTCTGCGTTGCAGCACTGGCGTACATCATTGTCCGGGCGTATTTTGTTACTGCTTTCCCTGCTTCCTCGTAACTCATCCCTTGATCAACTAATTCAAGTCGGTATTCTTCAGCCTGATCCAGAATGGTTAGATTGGTTTGCTCACTGGTGGTGTATTTGCCAGAAGTAATGTCCATTTCTCTCTGCATCCCGGCCATTGTTTTTTCTCTGGCTGCGGCAAACTTTTGTTCTGTTTCCAAACGCACTCTGGCAAGATCCGCTTCAGCCTGCGTAAGAGTTGCTATCTGGGCTGCGGTTGCTTCTGAGTTCTCGCCCATTGATTCGATTTCTATCAAGAGCTTCCTTGCTGCCTCAGCATCCTTGCCCAGCGAATCCTCTATGTCAACGAAGGCTTTCCCGTACGAAGAAAGTTTGCTATCATCATAATTTTTCATATACGAATCAATGCTGTCGGCGGTATTCGCTGCAATCAGATCAATCTTTGCAAAAGACTCGGTCATTGAAGCAACGATGCCTTCTGCCACAGTTGAATTACGATCTGCTTTACTGCTCCCGCCCGAATAGTAATCTTCAACCCTACCGGGGATATTGGGATTCAATAAACCAGCCGAATCCAATGCCCTGATCAGAGCGCCCGGATCATTTGTGGTTTCCTGCATTACCTTGAAGAATTCAGATTGAGTAAGTGTATCAAACAACATTTTAATGACAGTTCCCGTATCTTCCTTGCCATAATCAAATGAAGTATAGCCTTTGTTTAATTCGCCAACTCCTATTCCTGCGTTGATGCCTTGGGCGATTGCGACAGACTGCCCTCCTGTTGCGGGAGCGAAGAAAGCCCCTGCCGCATTGATTCCTGTGCTGATTGCAGCATCCATCCAATCGGTAGATCGCTTCTTCATTCCTGCTGGGATTTTAAATCCTTCTGCCAGAGATGAAGAAGTGCCTTCTACTTCAGTTTTAAAAATTGAGTCCTTCAATTCCCTGTTGGCGATCTCAAGATCAGAAGTGCCTCGAATCTGGTCTAAAATGCTTTGCGTATTGGCTTCCGTTGCTTTAATCTGTTTCTCAATAGCAGAGGCAAGGCGTTCCCCGTAAGATGGCCCGGAATCACCCATCAACGCACTCGCGCCCATCATTGCGACAGAGCCTGCTAGCATATACGGATTAAATGATGCTGCTGCCCCAGACATTGCCCCTGATAGGGCGCTGCCATTAACTGCTTGCGCGGCTTTCATCCCCTCAGTCATACCTGCCATAAGGGTATTTGAAAACGAGCTGGCAAATGCCTTTCCAAGCCCTTCTGCGTAGTCATCGATCCCTTGAAGTTCCCCTGTCAGGATGTCAGTCAGAAGATTGGCCCAAGCATCTTGGATGTTCTCTGCGGCTTTCACCCACGCAGTTTCCGTCTGATCAGCGGCCGAACTGGAATTCTTTGAAAAGTCAACCGTGTAATCAGTCATTGATTTCAGGTTATCTTTTTGAACTTCCAATTCGGCATTATGCTTCTGAAGGTTTGTTGCGGCCTGATCATCGAGGCTCATGAAATCAATGAACTTGTCCCGAACCTTTTGTACTTCTTCCATTGCCTGCTTCTGATCATAATAAGCGTAGGCGGTTGCTTTCACTCCAGCAGCCAGCTTGCTTTCTTCAGTTAGGCCATGCGCTTTTACCTGATTTAATGCGTACTGCTCGCGCTCCGTTTCTCCAAGAAGGCGGATCTGGAATTCAAGTTCCTCCGATGCCTTCTTGTACTGCTCGGCTGATTTCTTTGCAGTGGCAATTGCTTCTTCTTTCTGAATGTCAGCCTGCTCCTGTGCGGCTATACCGTCCTTGATCAGTTTTAATTCTGCCTGAGCTGCGGCTTCCTTGGCATCTGATTGTGCTTTCCATGCAGACATCTGCTCTGGCGAGAATAAGGAAGGGGCTGTCGCTTCTTCTTTCGGAATATAATTGTGGTTGGATGCGTCATCAAACAGCTTTTTACCTGCTTCTGAATTTGCCATCTTATCCAACAATTTTATAGACAGAGTGATTGCGGCAATCGTAAGACCAATTTCTTTCCCAAAAAGAATAGTTCCAATCAAACCATATGTTCCAGCAGACACCATACTGTCAGGAATACGATTAAAAGCATCCACGAATGCGGTTATCTTATCACTGATGTTCTGGATCTTTTTGGGCAAATCATCCAGAATATCTGAAGTCATACTCTGGTACAGTTCCATGAATTTTGTAGACAACTCTTTTAATGATGTCTGAAACTCAGGATCAGAAACAGCCTCAGTCAGCTTCTTATATATCTCAGTCTGCGTTTTAACATATTCCAGATATGCAGGTTGAAAGGCTTTACCAAGAGCAATTTCATATGTCTGGACATGCCTTTCCAATGAAAGAAATTGTTTTTCTGCGGAACCCATTGCAGCTTCATAAATGCCTTGATATTTTGCAGCGGCTTCCAGAACGGTGTTCACGCGGCTTTGTACTTTTTCATTCTCGGTCAGTTCTCTGGTAATACCCCCCAGAGATTTTTTCATCTTCTCATACCCCTGCTCAAAGGTGGCGTTTATGCCCAAAGCATGCAGCGTAATCACCTGCCCTTTTTGGATAGCGGTGGCCATGCGCTCAAACGCTTCCGACGAATTCAGTCCCCCTACAACAGCCAAATCCTGCGCTGCTCGTGCCAATAAAGCAGATTGCTCCAAATTAACATTGGCAACTGCAAGGCGTGTAATTGATTGTCTTGCTTCAATTGCTGCTATGCCCGTCCTTTTCAATCCATTCTCAAATTTATCCATCTGGGCTGCCGTATACCCAGCATTCTTTCCTGCCGTATACATAGCAACGCCCATCATATCGTACCGGCCAGCAACGCGAGTGATACTGACAATATATTCTTCTAACTTCTTAACAGCAAATACAGTAATTAACGCCGCAGCCATCTTCTTCAAGGTATCAGTGGTTTTAGATGAAGTCTTGTCTAACTCACTTACGCCTTTTTCGGCTTTCCCGGCCTGCTGCTGGAACTCACGAAGACGATTGGACGCAACAACAACTCCGTCTGATCGAATTTCAAGTCCTAATGTTGCTATGTCTACGCCACCGCTCATTTCTTTTTCCTCACTGGGCCGGGATCAAGTGCTCTTTTAAGTCGATCCGCTAAAGACTGCCGCATTGTCGATAAAGTTTCCTGCTGATTTCCTGCATTTGTCCACGGCGGGATTGCTGTTGGATCTTTTGCTTCATACTGCGCAGACATCCACTCAATGCTGCATTTCCGAAGCAGAACGACTTCCCACGGTGACAAAGACAATCCAGTTGAATGCATCCATGCTTTGATTTCAAGATATGACAAAGGTGCTGGCCCCATACCGCCTTGCAATGTTGGGCCGACTTCGAGCAAGTAAATCCAGATGTGGGCGAGTTGGTAAGGAAGGATGGTGTCATCGTCTTCAGAATCCCCTTGAAACGACTGAAGCCATAAGCTCGTTTCAAGTGGGATTTCTGGTTGTGCTGTAAGCCGGTCAAACCATTCCGTGTCCTCATATTTCCGCTCCAACATCTCGTAATGAGTTAATTGCTTTGGTTCTTCTTGTTTTCCTTTGACCGGCTTATCGGGTGCAGTTGATAGCCAAGCCTGCTGCCGCACGTACGCAAACAGGCTGGCCGTCAGTTTCCCAGATAATTAGCACGGTCATGAATCCAAGTGTCCGCCTGTTCCTTGATCCATTTCGCTGATTCGTAGATTTCTTCTGCGTTCTTCGGGGCTTTGCCTTTAATCTTGAGATTATCAGACCAGCCCAAAGTGCATTTGCAGATGATTTCCATTGAATCCGCTTCCAGACGTTCGGCAGTCAACTTAATCATACGGCTGCCTTTGGTGCGTTTATTCGCTATTGCATTCTGTGCTTTGCGATATACCGCTGAATCCATTCCGGCCAGCCGTAAGAAAACCTTCTGCCCTTTTTCGTCTTTCAAAGGCTCAAAAGTGTTGGGGTGCAATAAAGGCATTTCGCTGCCTTCTTCAAATTTGATATCGTCAATATCAAAACCAGTCATGTTTGTTATCCTTTCAGGATGTGTAGTTTATCTGGCTATCTGCCAGAAGTTTAGGAACTCGCAGGTGTCCGGGTAATGTCACCTGAAATACTTACCGTACAAGAGGCACCAATGATCCCAGAAACGTTTCCAATCTTTGTTTTGAAGCTGAGTATTGTTCCAACAAATTCATCGATTGTAGGGGTAGCTCCGCTCGTCTCAGCAGCATCCGGGAATTCAATCTTGCAGTAGGCCTGCAAACCATTCCGAACACGAAGAATTTCCTGCCCTGCATCTTCCAAATCCTGCCCAAGCTGGAGCGGCAATTGCCCGTTATCTTTGGCTCCGGTGAATTTGAAGGTGGTGAATGTACCGATAGGCTTGTGCATGATTTCTTCAAATGTCGGGCCGTATTCACCCATATCCACAATTTCACCGACCTCTGTGTAAGTGTCCCCGACCAGCACCTTTACATAGAACTTAGTTCCGGCAACTGGTTTTACATTAGTGACTTCAACAGTCATATCCGTTCTCCTCAGTTAATGATTTCATACGTTATGCTGACCGGAATTGTATACCAGTCAGGGTCTTGCCCATGTGCCCCAACTGAAGGGGCTTTGATGATATGTATTGCTACGCCAGCCTGAACCAGCCTCTGACGGTCGAAATGAAGTGCAACTGCTCTTGCCATTGCTAATGCAGGAAACAGCCCTTGTTTACTTGGAGAAACGCAGTCAATTTGAAGTATGCCAGCATGCCGATCTGCTTTCCCCATTGTCAATCGCTCAGAAGGAACAGCCAGAAATGCCACCCGATAATAAGCGGTGCCAAGTACAGGGGAATAAGGCGCAGCATTCGGCCAAACCACTTTTGTCGTAAGTGACAGCAGTTTGAAATGTGCGACTAATCCTTCTTCTGGTTCTGTTCCTGCCAATGCGGTCATGACGTTTCCTGTTTTACCAAAGCAACTATTTTTTTCACCGTTGGAATATATTCTTCAATCGAAATCCGAACCATTCCTTGCGGCGCTTGATATGAAAAACCACCTACCGATTTGATCTGCCTCATTGCAGATCGCATCTTTTTACCTTTTTTGAATACGGCTTTCCTGCCCTTAGAACCACCGATTGGATTCTTTGGGTATCCGCCATATTCAAGGACGCCGATGTAAGGGAGCGTGTTTGCCAGAACCACTGTATCGCCCGCTTTTACAGATTCAATTCCTGTGGCAATACTTCCCAGAACATCTTTTTTCGAAGCAATGTCAGGAGCAGAACCAATGGGCACTTTATTGATGCCGATCATCCAGTTTCCACGTGCCCTGCCAGTATCAACAGGGGTCTTTAGGATTACTTTGCGGAACATATCGAACGCCACCTTTTTGATGATCTGCGTAGCACGAATTTCGTACAAATGATTAAACGATGCCACATCAAGTGAAAAACTCATCGGGTGATGTCCATTTTATAAAGGATATTTGTTCCGCCGGGGGCAATAGGTGCTGAAGATTCAACGCCCCATGTCTTGCCCCCGAAAGTAAATTTATCGCCTGCTGTTGGCTCTATCGGCAAGATGTTTCCATTTGCCATTTTCGTTGAAAGAATTACAGATCGTTTGTTTGCAATGATGGTACGATCATCTTCTGTGCTTCCCAGATACTTCACATTCACTACCGCAGACACTCGGTAATCTTTTCGGACTGGAGCACCAGGATTGTCTTCTGTCCCGGTCGGGGTTTCACGAGTCAAAACGATAGTTTCCGGATTACCGAATTCCCTCAGCAATTCATCCGCCATATCTGCCATTTCAGAATAAAAACTCATGCGCCCATACTCTCCACGAATTGAACACCGCCACTGATACAAAGCCCTTTCAACATTTTACTGATGAAAGGATACCGAGTGCCTTCATTTCCGTTACGATCTGAGAACTTGCGCTTTACTGCCCCGACCACTTCCTGCTCGATTACTCGTGGTCCAATTGAGGCGTTTAACGGGGATTGAATATGAAGGTATGCCAGTTCCGCACATGCCTTTACGACCTGAGCAGGCAATCCAATGATTTCGCGCCCCTGATCATCATATCCGTCTTCGGTGGGCAATCCTAATTCCTGATCATCGTCAACCGGAGTGCCCCTCCATACATAATTTGAATCCAGATATTCAGTGGCGTAAAGGATTGCCGCATCAACTACTGCCGAAGCCAAACTTGCTACTGCCGTATTGTTTCTGGCAGCATGATACGCAAGAAAATCGGCATTGCTGATATAGGCATTCGCCCCTGAAACAACGTTTCCATCTTCAACGATTAGCGCCATTGTTCATCCTCTGCGCCTTTTTCTCGGCAGCATCTAAACGAAGTAATGCAGCATTTACCGGAGTGCCAGCAGGGCCAATAACGTTATACCAGCCCTTCTTCTCCATTTTAGTGAAATACACAGGCTCAGGTGGATTCTTTTCGTCGATAGTGATATCTTCATTCAGAATAACATCCCCACCTTGAATTTCATCCACTTCAACCGATTCAAGAGTTTCATCCGCCAGGACTGCTTTCTCTCTTTCGAGTTGAGCGTAATGCGCCTGACGGATTCTGTCCCGTTCCTGCATTTCCGCTTTTTTAGATGGGTCAACCCATCGTTTATTATGCGTATTTGGATTTCGATACATTATCTATCCCTTTCAGGGTATAGGGTTATTTACGCTACTGCCACACGATGCTTGAACTGAACAATCCGGATATTCTGGGATTCATACGCCTGCGTCCAGTTCCCGGAATCAGCGACTTCCACATTGCTCGGAACATCTTTTGCAGGAACACCAGAAGCCGGATCCCATTTGATGCCACGAGGATGCAGAACAAAGTGCCGTCTGCTGATCAAATACTCTTCGCCACCATTCAAAAGAGGCTCACGGGCAGTTTCCAGAGGAACTTTCGGAGAACCTTCAGCATAACCGACAGCGCCGAGGCCGAACAGGTATGTGGTGTAAACGCCGTTGGCGACCGGCATCCCGTCATCAATAATAACGCGTTTGCCCTGATATTCTTTGTACAACGTTTTACCGTCAGAATCTTTGATGGTGTCGATCTGATCAGTTTTGGCGATCAGGGCCTCAGTAGCAGAATGCATTGCCACGGCAACCAGCTTGTCTTTGCAGTCCCCCATTTTCTGATTGGCGTCCACAAAGGAAGAACCATCAAACAGGGCAGCAGTTCCAGACAGGCCGGAGATGTCGAGTAGGTTGTCAGTCACAACAGCCATCGCACCATTGAGAATCTGGATCAAGATTGTCTGCCATTCACGAGCCCATTTGGCAGCATAAAGATCAGCCAGTGCCATAATGGGGTCAGATCCGGCCAACGCAGCCGCAAGGTCAGTCGCACCATACACAAGCGCACGGCCATGCAAAACAGCTTTATCAACGGAACTGGTGAATTTGGAAACAGACAGATCGGTACCGGTATCGAGCAACTGAGAAGCACCGGCCAGATCCTGCCAGAAAGGCATTGTGACGAGATCGCCACCGTTAGCAGGGATTTGAAGTTCCGGCATTGCCTGAATAACGCCGGACGCGCCGAATTCCGATTTCTCGGAAGTGCGCTGAATCATGTAGGGAAGAAAAATCTCCGGGATGACTTCGAGGTCGCCGGATTTGGTAGTCAATACGCTCATGGTATAAGTCCTTTTCAATGATAGTTTGAGTTAAATTCCACTTTGCTTAACAGGCAAACCATCATCGATGGACTTTGCCTCGATCCTCATCGAGGGGTGCTACTGATAAAAATTTATGCTTCTTTAATACCTGCTGCCAGCTTGAGTCTTGCGGCTTTTTGGGGATCACCTTTTAAAATGATTCCCTGTTGCGTCAAATTAATACTGCCGACTGCCCAAGGATTGTCGCCATTATTTACAGTGTACTTAGGATCACCAGGCTTTAGAACCGGCCCAGATGCAGGCTTAACATACGGCTTGCCTTCGTCTTTCTGCACCCACTGAAGTGCATACTCTTTAGCACTGATTTCGCCCATGTCCGTTTCAACGACGTCCTTGAAATCATCTCCATCTTCCACAATCGTAATGCGTGTTTGCAGAAGTGCCATTGCACCGGCCAGAAATTCTTTCGCAACGCCTGCGGCCACAAGTCCTTCCCGAAGCCGATCCTGCTTGATTGTTTTTTCAAGGAAGTTTTTCAGCTTTTGAGCATTCGCTTCCAGTGTTGCTTTCTCGGCGGCATGTGCTTTTTCCAGATCAGCCTTGACTGCGATGCGCTGTTGTTCAAGTTCTTTCTTGATCGCTTCTTTCTGCTTTTCCGGATCCACTGCTTTAGACTCCATCAGCTTCAATTGAACCCAACGTTCTGCATCAAAGTCTTCCGGGAGCAAATCAATCTTGACCTGAAGATCGGCGATCTGTGCGGCCTGTGCGTCCCGTTTCTCTTTTTCTTTGGTGTAGGCATTCCGAAGTTTGTTTACTTTCGGGTGTGATTCGATATCCGTAACTTCCACAACCCATTTACCATCAACCTCCACGGCGTGCTCTCTCAGAGCCTCCGGTATTTCTTCCTGTGTTAAAA